TTAAAGATCCTTTCGGAGAATGGAAGGTTGATCCGCTTACTGCATCAATCAATGCTTTGACTGCTTCTATGTTCGCTGTCCAGACACAGATTCAGGCTAATGGTAAAGAATGGTCATCGTTTGCTAATTCTGTGGCAACCACAGTCATTCGACCTAACCTGACAGAATGGTCATCCTCTTACAGCACAGCCTCAGCTAATGCAGCAGCTGCAACGGCAGCCGCTAATGCTGCATTAACAGCAACAACTACGGCAGCTTCTAAGGCAGCAGCAGAAGCCGCAGCGGCCAGCGCAGCGGCTATTGCAGCAAGTAACAAAACAGCTTCAGAAGCAACAGCCTCAGCGGCAGCAGCAAGTGCCGCTGCAATCGCAGCAGCGAACAAAGCTTCGGCAGATGCGATAGCAAAAGCGCAAGCAGAAGCCGCTACTACCTTGGGTAAATTAAATGCGGAAACTATTGCAAGCACAGCGGCGGCAGCAAAAGCAGCCCAAGATGCTATCGATGCTGCTAACAAAACAGCAGCCGAAACAGTCGCAGCTATTCTTGCTAAAGCTTCCGCAGAAGCAGCGGCTAAAGCAGCAACAGCAGCGGCAGCCAATGTTTCTACTTTAGAAGCATTTAAAGCAGCAGAAGCCGCGGCCGCACAAACGACAGTCACAGGCGGTACAACCAAGATTGAAGTTACAGTCACAGGTGATCCGTTCACAGATCCGAATGCTGTGGCAGAAAAGGTAGTAGAGATTATCAGAGGTGCTAGCAACCGCGGTACTGTGGACGTTCTAGGGTTCGACTAATGACTTGGCTTCCTGAATGGCGTGTAACTGTTGGCGATGATGTCTATACGACTGTAACGGCTGTATCTTTCTCGGCTGGTCGGCTAGACATTGATAAGCAATGTACAGCAGGTTACTGCCAAGTAGACATCATTAACACAGATGGATCACCCTTTACCATCGATGTTACAGACAAAATTACTTTAGAGCTTAAAGATAGTTCTGGGACTTATGTCACTATGTATGGTGGTGAGGTTTCGGACTTCTCTGTAGGAGTACGCAGTCCAGAGGAAACAAACTTTATTACTTATGGCAGAATCTTGGGTGTAGGCTACCTAGCCAAGCTTACAAAATCTATCTATAACACAGCCCTAGCAGAAGGGTTAGATGGCGCACAGATCGCAGCCATCGTCAATCAAGTCCTTAATTTGACATGGGATGAAGTAACCCCGACTTTGACATGGGCTACTTACCCAGCGACTACTACATGGGAAGATGCTGAGTCTTACATTGGAAACATTGACTCAGGGTTTTACACCATGATTAACCTAGCGGCATCGGCTACGGCTAAGTCAAACACCTTGACAGATCAGATTGCTAACAGCGCGCTCGGTCAAATGCATGAAGAAAAGAATGGCTTGGTTTCCTATGATGATGCCGATCATCGCAGCAATTATCTAGCTGCTAATGGCTACACGGCTCTCAATGGCTCTTATGCAAGTCCTAACACTATCCGCTCAACGACTCAAACAAACCGCATTCGCAACAGCCTGATTTATAAATACGGCACAGGATACGCTTCAACCTACAGCACATCAGAGCCGACCTCTGTAGCCACTTATGGGCTATATGAGCGATCCTTTGAGTCAAACATCAAGAACCTTGTCGACATAACCGATATTGGCACTAGAGAGCTTAATCTGCGAAAGACGGCAAAAGGCTCCCTTGAAGCTATCACTTTCCGTCTGGATAATCCAGATTTGCCTTCTGCCGTTTTAGACAGTCTTATCAATATCTTTTTTGGTCAGCCTGTAATTATCAACAATCTACCTTCTAACCTTTTAGGCGGTACTTTTGAGGGCTTTGTCGAAAACATCGCTCTTAGGGCGACCCCTACTTTTGTGGATCTGACTCTTTACATTACGGCAACGGAGTTCTCATTATCCACAACACAATGGGAGACAATAATTCCTGATTCATTAATTTGGACAGGCGTAAATGGTACACTTATCTGGAACAACGCGACAGGAGCATTAACCTAATATGGCAACCTCACCGAATTTTAGCTGGCCAGAGCCAGATAATACCGACCTTGTAAAGAATGGCGCACTTGCTATTCGCACAGCTGTTAATGCTATTGACTCATCATTGGTCGATCTTAAAGGTGGCACTACCGGCCAAGTTTTATCCAAGGCATCTGGCACAGACATGGATTTTTCATGGGTTGCTCAGGATGATTCTAACGCTATCCAAAACGCTATTGTCGATGCTAAAGGTGACATCATCGCTGCAACTGCAAACGATACTCCAGCTCGTCTTGCAGTAGGAACAAATGGTCAGGTTTTAACCGCTGATTCAACTGCTGCAACTGGACTTGCTTGGGCGACTGCTAGTGGTGGCGGCTATACAGAACTTGCCTCAGGTTCCCTAAGTGGTACATCTGTTGCGTTAAGTAGCATTAGTTCAAGTTATAAAGATTTACAATTAGTTATTAAAGGCGCAACTTGGGGAACTGGTGCTTCTGCAATTAGAGTTCAAGTGAATGCAATTACAACAGGGTATCAAATAGTCGCTGCTTTAGCCGCCGGCAGTTCTGGTTTTACTTATGCCTTAAATGGTGGTAGCCGTTGGAGAATGCCAACAGATGCAACTCAAGACAATACAAGTGATCAAAACATGTATGTTTTTAATGTTTATGATTATAGTGCAACAAACGATACAAAATTAGGCTCAGTAGATTTTGCTTTTATTACTGGTGGAAATCCTAGAGTTTATGCTGGTGGTGTTGCTTTGATTGGAGCCGATGCCGCAATTAGTACTTTGACAATTTCAGTCGAAAGCGGAGCAACTTTTAATGGTGGAACTTACATTCTTTACGGAGTAAAATAATGACAAATCCAATGATTAAAATACACAATACTGAAACAGATGAAGTCACAGATCGCGAAATGAGTGCTGCTGAATTAAAAGATTATCAAGCATCCTGCGATAAAGCTGAAATAGAAAAAGCACAACTCGAAGCCAGAATACAGGCAAAAGCTGAATTATTGGTTCGCTTGGGCATTACAGAAGATGAAGCGAAGCTTTTACTTGGATGAAGGTAAAACTTTCTAAAGCTGCAATCCAATTAAGAGAGCAGATCGATGACTCATTCCCAGATCGTGACAGGCTATCGGATGGCTGGATTGGTGATACCCGACACGCTGCTCGCAAGTCTGATCATAATCCAGATGAGCAAGGCTGGGTTCGTGCCATTGATGTCGATCGTGACCTGTTCAAGTCAAGCAAGCCCGACATCATGGGCGATCTTGCAGATCAGCTTCGTGCCTTATCAAAGTCAAAAGCAGACAAGCGTATTAGTTACATCATTTTCGATGGACGAATTTGCTCCAGCATCCTTAACTGGAAGTGGCGCAAGTACACAGGGGCTAACAAACACGTTAAGCACATGCATGTCTCGTTTAAGAAAACGGCTGACAATGATGGTGCTTTTTTTCAAGTATCTATGTTAGGTGGAGAATAATGAAGAACATGAAGAACCCTGTTTATCTTGCAGCTGGAGCATTCTTAGCAGCATGGGCATCAAGCAACTTTGAGGCAGATTACCGCGCAATCCTGTGGGCTGTGCTATCAGGTGTATTCGGATACGCGAGTCCTAAAAAGTGACACAGTCAGATTTCTTTCAGCTCTACATCGCTACGCTAGTCACGCTAGGTGGCTTGTCAGGCTTTGTCATTACTCATTTACTAACAGAGATTAAGCGACTCCATTCGCGTGTCGATGAGATCTATAACATCCTTCTAGAGCGATAATTTTCTTATGGCAAGAAAAGCAACTAAAGCGCTTGAGGAACAAGGCTACTCAAAACTAGATGCTTACTGCATTGGGCTTTACGAATACTTCTGCTCGCTTAAAAGAGCAGGGTTCGCAGAAGATGTAGCGATGTTCATGATCACAGAGCCTCAAGCCTATCCACATTGGATCTTGCCTGATCCTGTCGAGCCAGAGAAGTTCGGCAACTATGAAGATGAGGATGACGATTAAGCGAATAGTCGTAGTCTCGGACTTACAAGTCCCTTACCATGACAGGGTTGCAACCCGTAACCTTGCAAGCTTCATCTCTAAGTTTAAGCCAGATAAAGTCGTGACCATTGGCGATGAGATCGACCTTCCACAGATCAGTAAGTGGGAAGAAGGGCGCATGGGCAGTTATGCCCAGACCCTAGATGACGATCGCAACGAGGCTGTGCAGCTTCTCTGGGACTTGGGCGTTACAGACTGCATTCGTAGCAATCATACCGATCGTTTGTATAACATCATCATGGCTAAAGTCCCTGCATTCGGGGCATTGCCAGAGTTGCGCTTTGAGAAGTTTATGAAGTTTGATGAGCTTGGCATTACCTTCCACAAAAACCCTATGCCTATTGCGCCTAACTGGATTGCAGTCCATGGAGACCACACACCCATCAAGCCACAGGGGGGCTTATCAGCCCTTGAAGCAGCCCGTAGGCATGGCAAGAATGTCATCTCAGGACATACTCACAGGGCAGGGCGTTCGGCCTTCTCAGAGGCCTCTGGAGGCCGTATAGGGCGTGTTCTACATGGTGTTGAAGTAGGTAATCTTATGGACTTCAAGCAAGCTGCATACACTAAAGGTGTAGCCAACTGGCAGCAGGCTTTCGCTATTATCTATGTAAACAAAGCCAAGGTTCAGGTTGATCTAATCAACATTGAGAAGGATGGCACATTCATTGTGTCTGGAAAATCTTACGGCAGACCTCGATAATCGTTATCGTTTCGTTATCTAAATGTACTTGATTCGTCTGACAGTTCTGTCAGACTAAGTCTGTAGCCAATCAAGGGCATTGGCACAGATAGGAAATACAATGAGTTTCGAGATGCCAATGATCATCTTGCTTCTACTAGCTAATGCTTTGTGGTACTTAGTCGGATGGGCTAAAGGCTTTAACGAAGGCAAGCGCGAGGGTCTAATCGTAGCTAAGTCATTTCAGCGAGTGACAACAGATGCGCGCTAATGAAATCCTACTCACAGCAACAGATACGATCCGTGAGCGTGGGCTATCATACGGTCACCCTGCGGATAACCTGCAACACACCGCAATGCTGCTCTCAGCATACCTACAGACACCAATACACGACTATCAAGTGGCAGGGATCATGGTCTTGGTTAAGCTTGCAAGGACTAATCAGTCAGCGCAACACATCGACAACTGGGTCGACTTATGCAGTTATGGCGCACTCGCTGGACAACTAGCAACCGAGGAGAACGATCTTTATGTTTAACCTAGCCGATTACGAGCCTGTGGAGGTAAGACTTGAAAAGTTTATTAAGGACTATCCAGCGTTTCGGATATCAACTGAGTTGGAAGTTGTCGAGGCAACTCGATACATTGTTAAAGCTTATCTGTACAAAGATTCAGCAGATGTTGTCGCATGGGCAACAGGGTACGCGGAGGAAACAGTTACTAGCCGAGGTGTTAATCAGACTAGTGCACTGGAGAATTGCGAGACTTCGGCAATCGGCAGAGCACTTGCAAATGCAGGTTATGCGCCTAAAGGAAAAAGACCAAGCCGAGAGGAAATGAGCAAGGTAGTAACTCAACGCGCTATTAAGCCAGCAGTTCAGGATCTAGAAGCTGCCATCCGTAAAGCAGATGCAGAGCCAGCAGAGCAAGACTATTGGACTACTCCTGTTAATGAGTATAACAAAGTAGTTGATGCGCCTGTGACACTAAATAAAGCAATGGATCTAGTTCAAGACATTCTAGGCACAGGAGAAGCTGTAGAAGCACCAAGCTGCGAGCATGGACACATGCAATGGCGTGAAGGTGAGAAAAATGGCAAGGCATGGGGTGGCTACTTCTGCAACACAGCAATTTCATCAGCTCATCGATGCCCTACTAAGTGGTACAACCTCGGATCAGATGGAAAGTTTCAACCACAGAAGGCGAGAGTTTAATGGGAAACATTGGAATTAAAATCAATGGTGAATGGGTCGATTTAATGTCTGCCTTTGTGCCATGTCAGTTGTGTAATGAGCCAGTTGCAATACGAGATCTAGAGGACATATCATCCGATTCAGTCAATGGCGTTGTCACATGGCAATGCTCAAAGTGTAAAGCTGTGAATGGCTAGTCAAGCAAGAAAACACAGAGGTTTTCGCACAGAGCGTGTTGTAGCACAGTACCTATCGACTGTGTGGCAGGGCGCATGTGTGGGAAGGGGTAGTGGCAAGGATATTGTTAATGTGCCGTTCGATGTTGAAGTCAAAGCCCGCGCTGGATTTCAACCGAAAGCATATTTAGCACAGCTGAAAAGCCGTACAGCCATTTCGGGGGAATTAGGCTTTGGGGTTATCAGACTCAATGGACAAGGTGAAGATGCGCGTGAGTATGCCGCCATCATCCGACTTGAGGATCTCTTGCCACTACTCATATTAAAGTACGGTCACCTAGACAAAGAACCCACAGAGGCAGACATAGACCGATGCTCTGGATGTGGGTCATACATGATAAGGAAGTGCTTAACTTGCCAGCCTACGATTACAAATGCACACGATGCAATCTTAGTCAAGAGATCAATCATGGATGGAACAATCGACCAATGATTTTGTGCAACTATTGTAATGAACCGATGGTCAAAGTTATATCAGCTACTCCAGCAGTATTTAAGGGTAAGGGCTTTTATAGTACGGATAAATAGTTATCCACAGGAGTTATCCACAGGAGGTAATCTTGAAACGAAACACCGCTCTGAGCAGGACTTTTACAAATGAATTTGACAGCGATGGTACGCTAACGGCGCAGAGCCTCTCAAAGGCTCACCGCGAGCCCCTTAGGGGCGTAGCTCGCGGGGTGCTAGTAGCTATTGGGATAGCTCTATGCATTATGCCTGACGCAGGTGGATCTAAACCAATGCAATATGTAACCTATAAAGAATATGCATTACATCTATTACATTATGATTATATTCAATATAGATGCTTATCTAAGTTATATGGTAAAGAATCAGCATGGAATCCTAAAGCTCGTAATGGCTCACATTATGGAATACCTCAAGGTAAAAGTGAGTGGTTAAGAGATCAGGATGGTTATACTCAGGTACGATGGGGACTGTCATATATCGAGCATCGTTACTCAACACCATGCAATGCGTTACATCACTGGAAGGCACACAATTGGCATTAGATAAGCTCAACTCTCGTAGGTATAGAGAGCAGCGTGAACGTGTGTTCAAGCGCGATGGTAGGCAATGCATGGTATGTGGCACAGATGAGGGTGAGATGCACATCGATCATATCATTCCTCGTAAAGTAGGTGGAACACATGACCTTGATAACCTACGCGTGCTATGCAAGCCATGTAACCTGAGAAAAGGTGTAAAGAATGATGGGGTTTTTTTAGGCTCATTGGCTACCCCCCCTGTCTTTTCAAGCAATATCTCCCCGATGCGGTCCGAACCGATGCTGGACAGTCCCTTTAAGCTCCGACCCAGTCCAGATCAATGACAACTAAGCCCAGAAAGTCCAAAGCCCTACGAGGGGCAACCAAGCCACGGCTTCACAGTCCACTTCT